ACGAAAGCGCATACCTTGCCGAGATTATGGAAAGCGGCAAGCCGTTCGCGCAAACTGTCCAAGCGCCGGTTGAGAAGCCACTCGTCGAAGTGGACAAATCCATTGACACCGCCAACAAGCGGTGGGGGTTCTAGGAGGTAAAAGATGGAAGCTATTAACAACGACTACGAACATAGTTCTGGACCAGTGATGACCATTGCCGTGCCGTATGCGCGGCTGACCGATGCGACGCCGACCGAGAGCAATCCGTGCGAGATTACCAGCCTGTTGCCTGGAACGCAGCTTTGCGGCACGGTGATGACCATTGACGCGGCTGACTCTGTCGCTATCGTCAATGTCGCGCCAGGGTTCATTGGCAACTTCGAGGTTCGCAATGTATTGACCTATAACCCCGGCGTTGCAGAACTGACCTGGGGGCCGATCAACGTGGGCGATCCGGTGTACTATGACCATTCTGCTAGTATGCCCGCCGGCGTGTATCTGAGCACTGCGCCGACTGGCACAGACACCGTCGCCAATACGCTGTTTGGGTATGTAGCCTGCAAGACGAGCGAAGCGGCTGCTCTGTACCCGAAGGGCGGCATCACCGCGTCAACTCAAGATTGCCAGGTTCAACAGCGCGGCGCGGGCGCATAGGAGGATACGATGCATAACATTTGCAAATGGATTAGTGAAGTTGCTCTTGCCAAGAACGGCTTTGACTCCAACAAGCTGGATTCGCAGTCCGAGATCACGCGGTTTGTCGAATCGCAGCCGCTTTTCAAGCCCCAGTATGAGGCATTGATGGCTTTGCCCGATCTGCGCTATACGACTAATGGGACAAAGTTTGTCGAAACAATGACGGTGGCGCACTTTGACGCTTACTTTACCGATGCGCTGAGCCGTGCGTTCTACACGGATTATCAGTACAAAGTCGGGCAGTGGAGAGACTACACCTACGCCGATACCGTGCCCGATTTCCGTGACGTGAAGCGTTTTCGTATGACCGAGCCGGGCACGCTGTACAAGCGGCGCGAGAAACAGGAAGCGGCTGCTACCTACGTCGCTGACAGCGTGATCGAGTACGGCGTCGAGCCTTATGCCCGGCAGTTCGATGTGTCGTGGCAGGCTATCGTTAACGACGACTTGGGCAAAATCCGCGAAACGCCGCAGCGTATGGCGAGTGCGGCTGCCCGTTGGTTGGATGGCTGGGTTTCGGCGCTGTACGACAACGCGACGACTCAGTTTACGATTGCTGGTTTGGGTGCGCCGTGGTCGGGGACGGGTCGTCTCACGGCGGCTAACCTGGCAATCGGGATTAACGCGATGATGCAGCGAACGGATGTCAACGGCAATCAGATGAACATCCGTAACATCTGGCTGGTCATCCCGCCAATCCTCGAAATGCAGGCGCGGGTGCTGCTCAACTCTACGCTGTTGCCCGGCACGCCGAACAACGACCTCAACGTTTTGCCCGGTTTCATCCGGGGCTATCGCATCGATCCGTACATTACGACTGCCGCACCCGATGTGCCCTGGTATCTTTTCGCTGACCCGTCAGAAATTCAGACCGTGCCCGTCGCCCGCTTGCAGGGGATGCCCGCGCCCGTCGTGGTTATGAAGCGCAGCAATATCCAGCAGGTGATTGGCACTGCTCCGGCTGCTTTCCTGATGGGTTCGTTTGAGACTGGCGACATCGAGTACCTGGTTCAAGACGTGATCGGTGGTTGGGACGATGCCAGCTATGTAGGCGTGGCCGACTATCGCGGTTTGTACTACAGCAGCGGTACGACTCTGTAAACAGGCGGGGGCACAGTCCCCCGCCCCAACTTTTGAAAGGATTTAACTATGGCGAAAACTAGCCAAAAACTGCAACATTTCGCGCCAGAAAGCGAAGAGCTTGAAGCGTTACTCGGCAGCGGCTATGGTGGTATGACCCGCAAAAAGGCGGAGCTTATCATCGAAGAGCGGAGCAAAAATCCCGCCTCGTGGCCGTATGAACAATATGAAAATGCTCAGGCTTTCCTGATGGCGCTGAAATCCAAGCCGCGCGCTATTTCCACGCGCCCCGGCTGGACACGCGACTAGTAGGAGGTAATATGAGCTTCATTCAGCAAGGATTCCAAGAACGCCTTTATCCCATCCTCGGCATTCCCGCGACTGGCGAAGAGGCCAAAGTGGTGCCGAGCGATCAGAAGGTTTTTTATGTAGACTCTGGGCACGCCAATGCGAATGATCGAAATTATGGCACTGACCCAGAATACCCGCTTGCCACGTTGCAAGAACTGATCGACCGCAGCACTGGGGCATCGACTATCATTGCCCCGGCGTTGGGCGATTACGACACTGTGTTTGTGAGCGGCACAGTTTCCGAGGACGTGACGACCGGCGCGTATGATGAAATGCCGAGTTATGTTAGCATCATCGGTGTGGGGCCGACCAAGTACAGCCCGACGTGGCAAGGTTCAACCACTGCCAACGTTGCAGCCCTTGACTTGCGCTGTGTTGGCTGGCGAATTAGCGGCTTCCGGTTCTATGCTGCGAACAAAACCGGCGCGGCAATGGTGGTTTTGCGTCACACTGACACGGGCGCAAGCGACATCGCAATTCGCACGCAGATTGATAACTGCTACTTTGACGGCGGTATCGTTGGCCTGTACGGCATCGAGACGCACGGCTGTTACGATGTGCGGATTCTCGATTGCGACTTTTCGCTGTGGAATAACGGAGGCAACACGTCAACGGCTATCATCTCGACGACCACGCCGCTTGCTATCCCGTACCGTCAGTATATCCAACGTTGCAACTTCTACGACAACGACAATGCCGTGGACTGTGCGATGAATGGCAGCTTTGTGCTGGACTGCAATTTTCAAAAAGTGGGCTATGCGTATACCTCGATTGTCGTCTTGCGAACGTCGCAAGGTGGAAATCCGGGCGATGACAACATTGTGACGCGAAACCACTTCCAGGGGGATTACTCCAACACGGGCGGGTACTATGCTGGCGCGGCTGATGACTGGGTGGGCAATATGGCCGAGGATGTGGCTGAAGCCGAAGTCGGCGACAATGGCTGGACTATCGCAAGGCCGGCGGCCTAAAGGAGTATGAAAAATGGCTAATCTAAAAACGGCGGCCTGGTATGGCGGTGCTGTGTCCGGCATAGTCGGCCAGCAACCATCAGCAGGAAATGCTATCTATGTAAACGGGTCTACTGGATCAAACACGAATCCGGGCACGCGAGAGCAGCCCCTATTGACTATCACGGCGGCAATAGCTATGGCAACGGCCAACCAGGATGATTACATTTTTGTTCTGGGCTATCCTGGTGCGGCTGTAGGGGAAACCTGGCCTATCGCTATGACGAAGGCTAAAGTACACTTGATCGGGACACCGGCTCAGGCTAATCCATCACCCTTGCTGACGCCTCCCGCCGATACCAATGCAATTACGGTCAGTGCTTCAAACTGCGAGATTTCTGGATTCGAAATCAGCGCTGGTGCGACTGGCGCGGGGATCGAAGTAACTGGCGTAACTTGGAAAACGCATATCCATCACAACTGGTTTGCGTGGCAAGGGACGGGGCAAGACGGTATCCGTCTGTCTGCCGGGACTGACGATGCACCTTCAGCGCATATTCACGACAACCGATTTGGTATGGGGCTGACCCGCAATGGCATTCGTGTCGTTTTCAATTCGACGCGGTCTATCATTGAGGATAACGTCTTTTGTGATGTGCCTACAGGCGCGGTTGGCCTTCTGGTTGTGAACGAGTTTGCCAACGGCGTTATCCTGAACAACGTTTTTCAAGTGGCCGACGCAGCTAACGGAGAAGCAATCACATTGCCAGCGACGTGCAATAACTGTATGGTACACGGCAACTTTGCTATGCAGGGCGTCGTGGCAATGGGGCAAACTGCTTTCCGTGACCTGGGCGCGAATCACTGGGGGTGGAATGTGTCCTCGATTACGGCGGCCTTGCCAGTGACGGTATAAGGGGGCGCAAAATGGGAATGAATGTGTTTGATCGGAATGCCGGGTTCGCGGCAGGCCAAGCGCAGATACTTGGCTTTGACAAAGATACCGGCATTGACTCGAAAAGCTATGGTGCGCCTGGGGCAAAAATCTTCTACGTCGATCCGAACAATGCCCAGTGTACCGACTTGGGGAATCTGGGGGAAGACCCGACCGTCCCGTTGGCGACAGTTGCCGCTGCCATCGTACTGGCGCGTCCATATATGGGCGACACCATCGTCGTCGGGGCTAACGAAGCTTGGCGGTATGCGACGCACACCTACCGCCCGCTGCCCATCAGGGAGAACGTCGTCATTCCACCTACGAAGGGCGGCATTCGCATCGTGGGAGCGGCGACGAACCCGCTCGCCGTGACGTGGACGCCAACGGATGACAACGAGGTGGCTATCACCGTCAATGCCTGCGACGTGCTGATCGAGGGATTCTGCTTCTATCCAATCTCCTGCGCCAATACCACGGCTATCTCCGCCGTCTGGAACAGCACGACTGGCTGGGGTGAAAACCTGACCGTCCGCAACTGCTACTTCGACTATAACCTGGATTATGGCATTTCGCTGACCTTTGCGTGGAATTGCCAAATCTACGACAATCACTTCGAGAGCACGGCAGTTGCGGCGATCTTCAGCACCGGCGTCGGTGGAGACGCTGACTACAATACGATCCGCAATAACAAATTTTCAAGTTGCTCGGCTGCGTTGTCGATGGCAAGCTGCGACCACTGCTTCATTCACGGCAATCTAGTCTATGGCAACGGCACTGGCACGAACAACTTCATCAACCTGACCGGCGGCGCGAACAACCTCGTCTCAGACAACTTCCTGGCGTGCACCATTGCACAGTATAACGTGACGTGTTCGGATGCTACATCGGGCGCGTGGATCAATAATCACTGCACCAACGGCGATACAACCGCGCCGCCGATATAGGAGGGAAATATGGCAGTAACACCAATCTGGCCTATCGAGGGCGTGATACTGAATAGTGCTGGGGATATGGTAGTCGGCAGTCTGGGCGAGGTGACGCTGTCTGGCTTGTACTTCCGCCAGTTCTGGTGGGGCGCGACCGGCGCGCCAACCGAGACCAACGCCATTGCCTCCACCGTCACCGTACCGTTTCAGGTGACCAGCGGTAACAATGCCTACGGTACAGCCATCCCCATCTGCGGGTCGGCGGACGATCCGTGTCCGACGCTTGCGCAAACCTCGTTCAACATCGACAGCGTGTTGCCAATCACATCCACCATCACGACCGTCTGGAAAATGCGTATCTCGTGGGGCACTGGTACGCAGGGGGCAGCCATCGCCGCTGGGCAATACTCTGAGACGATGGTCATCCCTAATCTGGTGGGAGGCTTGCCGTCTGGCAACCCCTTCCGCGCCGACACTGTGCGCATCCCCAACAACTACAAGGTATGGGCGGAGGGCTGGAGCTTTACCAATCTGGCGACGATGGATTTCTACTGGGGCTGTCACGGACATCCCGCTTAGGAGGCACTATGGTGACACCGCTTGAAATGAAAGTGAGCATTAAGTTCGGCTTGACCGTTGAGGAAGTGGCGACGCTGGCGGCGCTCGGCTTCGACACGCCACGCAAAATCAAGGACGCTGACCCGGAAGAAATCCCGGAGGCGATCCTGGCTAAACTTTCGCGCTGGCATCCACAGGAGTAGAAAATGGCGTGCAGTGGTCGATATGCGACAGCCGATCAGTTTGCCGCGTTTTGGTGTTTGGGAACGCTGACCGCAGCCGAGCAAGCGACAATCGAGACGTTTCTGGACATTGCCGCCAGCGACATCCACGCGGCCCTGGGTTCGGTCGATGCGTGTGATTGTACCTGGGCGAGTTGGGTGGATAATTATCTCGTTAAATTGAATGTTATCGAGGCAATGATAATCCACAACTGCCCGTGTGCTAATGCGCGTGTATCAGATGATATGAAGCGTTCGTGGTTGGACTGGATCAACAATCAGTTTACCGCGATTGCTCAAGGCAAACTGGTGTTTTGTGACGGCGAAACGGGCGCGGACTACCCATATCTCGGCTGGGCGCAGCAGGGTGTGGACGACTTTACCAAGTCGAAGATTCTACACCAAGAGGATGACTACTAATGGGTTGATGCCCGGCTGTTGGCGGCGGTACGTCGCAGAGATTACAGGTTGTCAAGCCCCCGCCCCGACCCTTCCCAGGCGAGCTTGGCTTTGTGCTTTTGCAGTACACGGGCAAAGCAAGCGTGATCAGGTATGGGGCGGTGACTGGAGCGGCTTATGATTTTACGCCCGGTTCGTGTCT